TCTCTTAGCCCATCATCTCCTCTTCAGAGAATTTGAACTCTCTTAACCAGAGGACGCCTTTCCCCGTCCTCTTATTCAACATCCAAATTTCTGTGGCTTCCTCGTTCTCTACTACAACCTTGGTCCAATTTTCGGACCAAACGATTGATTTAGAGACTTGGTTTTTAAGATTGTTTTGATTCTGCATGATTAAATTCCTCCTTATAATTCATGCTTAAAAACTTCGGAGCAAATAATACTCCTTATAAAACCCTTAAACTTTATTTAAGAGCTTTATAAGAAGGACAACCCAATCTGTTTCGACTGGGTTGCCTTTTCTTATTTGAGACGCTTACGGCGCGCCTCAAAGCGACTGTAGCTCTCCGCCCAGATAGAGCTGACCACACCCAGGGCGGCAAACCCTGGAATTAACCACTCCAGTTGCGGCAGTCCGTACCACAACCAGACTGACCAGCAGAAGATAATAAACGAAACTAATGTGAGCATTTTAATTCCTCCTTCGCCTTTCGGCACATAAAAAATAGTTTTCTCTTCGTTCGGTCCACCCTATCCGCTAGGATTGGTGCCACCAAACTTCGTCGTCGGAACTCGGCGCGCGAACCCCACCCGGGGGCTCGAATTACCGCTGTTCTAAGTTCGGACATACACCTGGTACCTCCAGAAATTTTTTATATTTTTTAAAATTACAAACGGAATTTTTTCGTTTCACAAAAACGTTTTTCCAGTAGACTATCTCTCTAAATTTTTTTATAGTTTTTGATTTTATAAAAGCGAATTTTTAGAGTTATCCACTCACATTCTTCTACATTTATTCTCTTACTTGACGTAGACCGCAAGGTCGTGATATAATCCTTCTATATAATATAACCTATATAAAGGAGAAAAAGAACATGTGTAAAAAATCAACCTACGAATGGTTGTCGAACGAACTATTCGTTCCAAAGAAGCAGAGTCCAATCTGGATTGACGGCTCATGGTATTCTGGTGATATTAGCGTCGAGACTGACAATGGAGTCGCGCGCGGAGATTTTAAAATTAAGAATTATCATGGACCTGATGAAATTGCGGAGCTGAGAATCTTCGGACATTGTGTAGATATCTTTAAGAATGTCAAGTTAAGTCCTGATAGAAAGACTTATCAGAGTAACGATATTTATCTCGCGATTCCCAATCTTAAAGGAGACACTATTATAGACGGAAAGAAGTATTTCGTAGAAAGAGGATAGACATCCCAAAGGGGTGGTGCGGGCCCTTCTTAATAAGAGGGGCTTTTTTATTTTGACGGGCAAACCCGTTAGGGCGCGAGTCACGAACCGGAGCGTCAGCGAAGATGAACGAAGTGAGTCGGGAGGAGAGCGTAGCTCGACGACCGTAATAGGAGTTATAGGTTATAAGAAGGAAAGATGGAGCTCGCGTAAGCGAGCGACAAGAAGGAAAGGCCGACCAAAGGGAAGGCGACGAGGCTCAGCCGAGTCTAGAAGGAGCGGAGCGACTGATATGGCCAAACTAATATCCAAACTAAAAGTTGATACCGAGAAATACGATTTATATTCTGCGGCGGCCGATGTAGACGATGTCGGAAAAATCGGTAGTTGGATGAAAGTCGGCGAAGTGAGAGTTTACACACACACACACACACCGGTTCTGAGAAACTAAAGATAAAGAAGAACGGCGCCGCCTATTCTCCGTACAATAAACAAGAAAACGTTCTTCCAGAGTCATTTACTGGAAGAATATTTAATACGGCAGGGGAAGCATATGGAGGAGTTTGGCGTGATGTTCCTATTGGAAGGGTCATAAGAATAAATTTTTTCTCTCCATTTTATCACTCAAGCTCATATTCTTATATAAAGGCTACTAGTTCTCCAATATTTTTTATAATGGATAACAAATATATAATGGTAAGGAACAAGTGGGGTAGAGAAAGAAAATTTTCTTACGATAATAGCTCATGGTCAACAATTTATTACGATTGGGGCCCGTCTATAGATAATGAGGGTTCAGGTACGAGTTGGATTGTTTAGATATTAATTGTAAAAACGAAGGTAAGGATGTAAGCCGAAAAGAGTACGCGAAGCGAGGAGAAAAGGGCCATAAGCGTTTTTCGACTTGAAACACTCGACCGAAGGGAGATGTGTTGAAATGGCAACATTAATTGGAAAATTAAAGGTAGGAAGTAGACTGTATAGTTTGTACAGTCAAAAGGTTAAGGAATCTCTTGATACTCTTTCTTTACTTGTAGGAGGAGTTAGGGTATATCCTTCTTATGAAGAAGGAGCAAAGGCGGGCGAATTAAGTTTTAAACTCGGGAATAAAGTTTGGCACTTGCGGGAAGCCGCGTCGGCAGAGTCTGAGCACCATGACGGTGAAAAGTGGATAGTGGTTCCATATGAAAAAAAACATTTTTCCAATGAGACGATATATCTTGAGCTTCTAAATAAAGTAGCGAAAGTTAACTTTGTCGGCACGGGAGATGTATTTATAGATATGGTTGACCAGGGTGATCCGGACGACGACACATACGATTTTGAATTTTTTATAACCAAATGGAATGATGTGAAAGTCAAAGTTGTTTTTCCGAACCTAAATGAAACTACTGGTCTTGGAAGAATAGAAGCAACAATCATGAAAGAATATTCTGGCCCTCTTGTAGGAGAAGTCACGTTGAATCTTTCGTAAATGGCGAACGTAGCGAGCGTAATAATGAAATAGCCTCTGTTGAGGGGCAAGTGAGTGGAGGAGATTGATATAATAACGAGTGAAGCTCGGGGAGTAAGAAAACTTTCCGAGAGAAATCTACAAGCGAAGCGCGCCTTAATTCTAACAGAAGAAGATGCGCGCAAACTTGATTGGTCAGAGATACCGGTAGGAACTATTAAGGTTAATCAATACACCGGTATGATGAGTATCAAGTTGCAGGATGTTCTTGTACTTAAAGAGAACGGACGCCAACTTGAAAATCATTTTATTCTTCAAGCGGGAGACAATCCGGCGCCGACAGATAAGGTTTACGAGATTAAAGATAGAACTCTTAACTATTATAAAGGTGAAGGATGCAAGGTTACGAGTTGGACGCGCGCCGACATAGAATATTCTTCACAGACAGATTGGCTGCCTATTGGAATTAAGAATGACGGTACGATTTCAATCGCGAAAGACGTCATGTACGTTGAAGAAGTGTTCACGATAGTAGACCCCCGAAGGGACGTGCAAGGATTATTCGAGTATACCAACGCTCAGGGAGAACATCGTCACATGCCCTTCACGGAGGAAGGATATCCCGTCTTTGAGCTGGAGCAGGGAACGTACAGTAGATTCAGAAATCATCTTGAGGTTACGTTAGATGACACTTTAAATAGAAGCGCGCGCTCGAAAGGTATCATCGAAATCTCGGAGAAGCGTTTCGCGATTACAGACGAACTTCATGTTGGAGAAGAACTTACGGTTAGATATGTTCAAACGTTACGTCTCGGAAATCCTTATCCTCGTATCTTCGTATCTAATAAGGCTCCTACGATAGCGGAGGAGAATGACTTCTGGTTAGATACGAGTGATGCTCCTTATGAAAGTGACGTGGTGCAATTACCATGAGTATTCGGAAGTTAGAGCACACGTTCTCTACTAATTTTATAGGAGACAATACAACAGAAGGAAAGCGCGCGCCGAAGGGCGGAGAATGCGCCGGCCTTCGACAGAAAGGAGCGCAGCGACTGAAATGAGCGAACCTAAGCTTATAAAAAAATACCTGTTAGACAAGAGTCTCGTAGACGAACTTGATGACAAACCGTCTAAGTCTTTAGTACGACTCAAGAGTGTTCCGATTACGCTGGATGACATAGATAACGTTATTCGGAACAAGCTGAACAACTTGGGTAGCCCAAGTGGTCAGATTTATAATGACGCAGAACTTCGGAATCGTATTGTCGCGCTTGAGACAGACCATCTTGCGAAGGGTGATGTCTTCGTTAAAAGCAGAGATAAGGTTTCTCTCACGAACCTAGATTCTGATTTAACGCTTGCGCACACTTACGCTCTTAAAGTTCCCTCTCTCGGAATTGATAAAGCCGATAAGAACTATGTTGACGCAACGTTTAGGAGACTGGACCACCCTATTGAATCTTCTGATTTGGATACGAATCTGTCTAATCAGATTATGGGGGCCATCGCGGATGTACACGCGCTGACGTTACAGAACAATACACTCGTAAATTCGACCGCGACGATTAACGAAATTAAAGCTGATATCGCGACATTGAAGTCTACGACTGTCGGAAAAAGTGAGATGAATTCTTATCGTCTCAAGACAGAAATACTAGGAGTAAACGAAGTTTCTGCCGAGATTCGGGACAGCGTCGCGAAGTTACCGAACATCGAGAAACAGCTCGTACGCAAACTAGATGAGCCGAGCGCGAATAATATCTATCGAAGAAAAGATAAGGCTATTGTTCTTGATGACTTGGAACGAGACTTCGCTTCTCTCGTTAGAACGGCGATAGCTTCAGCCAGCGGAGTTCGTGATGCGGCGTTATCCGTTGTTAAGGATTACTTCGAACACGATGGACGCGAATGGGTTCTTAGTACTTTGGGACATCCTCAGAATAAAAATGAAGATGACTCTGACTTAGACTTACTTCATTATATTGGACCTATCGAGTTCGCGAGAGCGGTAACGGACTGGAACCAAACAACGGGAACAGGATTCGCGACTGTTAACTTCTCAACCTGCTTAAACTATTTCTGGGCGCAAATCAAAGAGATGAAGTCACAGAGTGGTGGAGTAAGCGGAACATTAACAAATATCAAAAGTGATATCACCCAATTAAAGAGCGATGTCGCCTCTATGAAGGATGACATCAAGGAGATTAAAAAAGACATCGCAGCCATAAAGTCTAAATATCCTGTACCTTAAGAGAGGAGGAGCGAATGCGACTATTAAGATTTGATTTTCAAAATAAACGCTGGATTCAGCTCTTCACCGATTCTCAGTTAGACAGATTTAAAAATTTATCTGACTTGCTAGACAAAGAAGCGGCGCGTAAAAACCTTGGACTATACGACAAGTTCTATACGAAGGACGACCTTCGTAACGGAACTTATCCGAATACGATTCACAACTCTACGATTATCCAAGATGAGCATGGTCAGCTGTTATCTCAAGCTGATAGAACATCATGGAATAACAAGGTCGACAAACCTTTAATTAATAACGATACTCCTGACGTAGATAGACTTACGGAGGGGCAGTACCATGTTTCTCCTTCCACTGGCAATCTAACATTACGAATAAACGGTCAATTACGAGACTTCGGCATAAGAACGAAAACTGGGCGCGCGAATTTCGCGGGAGCCGGGCGCGAGGTTAAAATTGAACATGGATGTTTAAACGGAGCAGGAGAAAAACTCGCTCCTCGTCATATCGAAATTCAGTGCATAACAAATCCTTCTGGAGGAGTCGGAGAGACTTGGGTTCATTCTGACGAGACTTATGTTTATATCGGAAATGGCGGAAGTTATACTGGCGCCTTCAACTATACGATATTCTATTGACAAGAAACTCTCTTTCATGATATAATGGAAGAGAGTTTTGTATTATATTGAAGGAGATTATAGAATGTCGTATTTACCAACGAGTGCGAGTTTTCTTCTTACGGAAGATTGTAATTTAGCTTGCACTTATTGTTTTGAAAAACATAATAAAAACAAGATGTCACTAGACGTAGTTCACGCCGGAGTAGATTTTCTCGCGAATAACGCGATGAGAAATGGAAATGATAAGTTTAACGCCCTTTTGTTTGGCGGCGAACCATTCATGAATTTGGATGCAGCCGAAGAGCTTTTACGATACGGATGGGAAGAAAGTCAAAAGAGACAAATAAAATTTACTGCGAGCGTTGTTACGAACGGGACTATCATGAATGATAGACTTGCGAAGATTATAGAAGAATACCGCGATAAAGTTAATCTCGGAATTCAGCTATCCGTTGACGGAGTTAAAAAAGTTCACGATATGTATCGTATATCGAAGGAAGGAAAACCGTCTTTCGATATAATAGAAAAGAATATTCCTAAATTTCAAGCATTATATAACGGTCCCGACGATAGACGTCTAAGTATTCACGGATGCGTTAACAAGGATTCGCTACCTTATTTATACGAATCTTGGTGTTACTTCAGATATGTGCTGAACTTTAAACAAATCTGGTTTCTTCTTGTTCCGGAAGAACGTTGGGAATTCTCGGATGTTAAGTTATATAGAGCCCAGTGTGAAAAGATATATCGAGAAGTAACGGAAGAATTCAAGAGAAGTGAAGATAGAGCTGATACTTACAATTATTCTCCGTTCGATAAGTATGAGTGCGTCAATCAGAGGAATTCTAAGCCATGCGGTGCGGGCGATTCTTTCGTGACGATAACCGCGAAGGGCGACATCTATCCTTGTCATGAAATTTATTTTAATGACGACTACAACGAAACTCTTTTCGGAAACGTCTTCGATAAAAAGTTAGACGAAGATGTTCGTCGTATTTGGACAGATTATGAAGAGTCTGACTTAGGTTGCGAACCATGTGAAAATAAACAATGTTATCGCTGTTTGGCCGCGAATTGGACTCACAATGGTGGAATGTTTAATCAGATAAAAGGATTCCACTGTGCGTTCGCATCTATAGATAGAGAGTTTCAGCTTAAGCTTCGTGACGAGGTTAATAAGTACTTTGACAATGTAGGAGAAGTTAAACAGAAAATTACGGATTGCCTCTGTAACTGTAGAGAGGGAGTCGCGAAGCAAGGATGCGATGTTGTCCTAAATCAGAATAACTGTCAGTCCGGAGAGAACCCGGATAACCCAGATTGTCTAGGAAATGTAAGGAGGGCCGGGGAGAATGGCAATTAGAAGTCTTCGCCAAACGTATGAGCGAATGATTAATGAAAAATATCAGAGCGGCGCCGCCAATCCTGACGAGGTCGCTCAATTAGAAAATTTAAAAAACAGAATAGATAAGATGTACGCTTATCGAAACAATACGTTACAAGATGCAGACCCTAATAATAGAGAAGATTCGTCTCGAAGTGTTGTCAATAATATATGCTATCAACATTATTATAAATCCTTTGATGAGTTTCAGAAAGACATGGGGACATCATATAGTCTCTCTATAGGAGATTTAAACGATGCTTTAGACCAGATGGCTTTCTGCACTTGTAACGCGAGACAGATTCAACATTGTGATTGCGTAGCGAGAGACATGGGAAACACTTGTGACTGCAACGCGAGAAGAGTGGATATCTGTGATTGCCTCTGGAGAGACGGCGGAAAATATAATCCTTCTTGCGCTTGCAACGCGCGCCATCTTTCTTGTGAATGTCAAGCAAGAAGTCAAGGTATTTCCTGTTCTTGTCATGGACGCTGTTCTTGTCACTCCGTTAATGAATATTCGATGATATCCCCGAAAGAACATCGTACCTGTGATTGCGTAAGTAGAGAATATGGAGACCAATGTCAATGTCATTCAAGAGAATCTACGTTTGCACCAGTAGAAGCCTGTCAATGTCAGGCAAGAACAGAATTTAGCGTGCCAACGTGCGCTTGTAGAGTGAGACACTCATCGTGGCTTCATGGTGGAGAATTAAGATGTGAATGTCGAGATAGAACAGCACAATATACTCCTTTCTGTGAATGTGATGCCAGAACCTCGGATACGAATCCAACATACTGTCAGTGCGTTTCGAGAACGTCTACCGTTATGTGTACTTATAATATAGAGAGATATAATTAATGTTAGAAAGATACGTTATTCACGTTACGAAACAATGCAATATGGATTGCTTCTATTGCTACGAAGACGACAAGACTTCTACGTATAAACTAGAAGAAATTTTATCTATCGCGGATAAAATCGCGGCCAATTGCAAGGATGAACGCTTCGGAATAGAGTTTCTCGGCGGCGAACCTATGCTAAATTTCGAAGCTATTAAAGAAGTATATAAACTGCTAGAAGAAAAATATCCGAATAGGGTATCCGATTACGCGATAACGACGAATGGGTCTATACTTCCAGAAGAGGCCAAAGAGTTTCTAAAGAATAATCCGAAAGTGTTCTTCGCGATATCGATTGACGGAACTCCGTGGGCAAATCAATTCCGTTATTTCAAGGGTGGACAAAGTTCATGGAATGAAGTAATGGAGAATCTTCGTTGGTGCGTGAAAAACGTTAATTTCGGAATTCATATCGTTACGCATCCATTTAATGTCGCGAATCTATATTCTTCTGTATGCTTCATGTACGACGAAGGGGTTCGTAATATCGGTGTCGGAACTATCGAAAAAACGATGGACATTGACGATAGATACTGTAATCGGTTCGTTCATGAAATGACTAACGTATCTAAAAGTATCTGCTCCGGCCGCCTATCAGGTCTTTATATTGACTTATTCGAAAACGTCAAACCAACTTCCGACGTTAGAACCTATATAAAAGATGAAACAGGTAAGACTATCGCAGAGACTTATGGTCGTTCAGAACATGATATTCGAGAAGCAGATACAGAGTATGACATTATTCCGACTACATCAAACATGTCTAACGTTATAGAATCTCTCCGTAAGTGTGTGTACGATAACCATCAATATTTTCTTTCTCTGAGGAATGAAGACAATGTTTCAAACTGCGCAGACGATTAAAAATATATGGCTAGAACAGAAAGACATAAAGAACATTTCAATATATATCAATATACCTTTCTGTCTTTGCCAATGTCGATATTGTCTATATAAAGGAAAAATCGCGCCGAACTCTGAGAGAGAAGACTTCGTATCTAACTATCTCGTTCCTCTCCTAGAAGATTTCTCCCAAGTATTTGATAAGTACGAAGTAGATAATATCTACTTTGGAGGAGGCACACCTAACAGCGTAGACCTCTTTCATATATCAGAAATTATACGGACGCTCCCGTGGGCAAAAGCGAAGAATAAAATATTCGAAATTAACCCCGCCTTTACGACAGAAGATTACGTAAGAGTTATCGCGGAATTCGGATTTACAACAATAACGTTTGGCGCGCAATCTTTTGATAAGCCTTCTCTAGAATATCAAAAAAGACCTTGGATAGACCATGAACGAATTAGAAATTTCGCGACAATAATTACATCTCTTGGTGCCTATTCTTCTCTCGATATCATGTGTTATCTTAAGACATATACCCAACAAGATATTCCGATATTAGAACATGACTTAATAAAGGCTTCTGAAACAGGAGTAGACTTTATAACGATATATCCGGAACTCAACCTTATTCTTCATGATGAAACCTCTCGCAATAAGTTTAACGAATTCATGAAGGACCTAATTCTTCCTGGATACTACTGCAATGACGAAGACTATTATAATCAGGAATTAAACCCTCGTTCTATATATCGTCTCGTAAAAAGAAAACATTCTTATAAGGATTTTCAAGAAAAGATATATCCTTATCTTGGCAACGATTTCGCGTATGCTTCAGAAAACATTCTTGGCTTTGGAGACGCAGGATGTGACCATGAAGTGTTCTCGTATATTCCGAACAAACTGTTCTACATAGAACGAAATCTCGGCGGCCAACCCTTCTACCAGATTAAGTACTCCAATGGGGAGATGTTTACATGACAGTTGAAGAAAAAACAGGATATTCTCTAGAAGATGCGAACAAGTATTATGCTTATTGGAGAGACAACTATAGGTGTGGCTATGGATGTTCTCAGCATAAAGAAGAAACCTATCTTCGTTGGGATGACATTCTAAATACACTCGTAATGGAATGTCCTCATTGTGGCTATATTGAGCAGACTATTCCTCAAGTTATAGATATTGCGAAAAGATTCTGGGATGAGAATCACGAGAGTTGATATTCTCTTGAATAAGGACTCGTACAAGGGTCCTTTTTTTTGTTAGGAGGTGAGTGTTGCGCGAATTCTATCTATTAAGTTTGAACGAACAATATTAGGGCAGAAGTACGCTCTTATTCGCGCCCTCTTATCTCATGATGAATTTGGTCGTAGAAATTTTAAGACGGAACATTATAAATTCCGGAGGTTAGAGTTCGTTAAAAGCATACATATAGGAAAGCGCCGCGAAACGCCGAACGAAGAAGCGAAGATTCCGAAGTATAAAGTTATACTAGATGGGGATAATCTCGTAGAATTCTCTCAATGGGCAGATTCTATCGTCGTGTTTCGCGCGTTCCGTTTTGACCTTCGTTACTCGGTTAAGCAATGGGTAGTAGTCGTTAATGGGGGATACAGGGGCGCGCGAATCTATCCCTATTATAATAGAAAGAAATATATTATCTACGATAGTCTAGACTTCTTAAGAAATAAAATTAAATTCTTCTTCAAAGGATTACTTGACAAACTTAAGCGTTATATGTTAGAATAAGGCAAGTGTAAAATATACCTCTTGAATTTAAACAAGAGGTATATTTTATTTCGTCGCGTTCAAGGCTCGCCGAAAGAAGTGAGGCTAGGAGGCCGTTAGGCCGACGTAATAAGTAGAACGAAGGCAGGTGAAAACTTGAATAATAGTTTAGACGAATTAGCTCATTCTACGAACGCTGAAGTCGCGGATTTGACTCCAGAAGAAATCGCGCATCTTCTAAAAGAAGAAGGAGACGAAGAACCGAGCGATAATGAAAATTCGGAAGAAGATTATGAGACGAAGTCCAACGCTCTTCTCGCGCATATTCAATCCGATAACAATCCTTGGGGGTTAAGTCGGAAGGGGCGCGCGGCCGTCACCACCGCGAACAAGTTAATTCGATATCGTAACGGTCTCAAGGCGCGGATTCCGATAATCTGCACAGGAGACAAATGTCCTTATAAAGCCACCTGTCAACTTCTTATGTATGATATGGCCCCGGTAGGCGAACCGTGTCCTACTGAGATAGCTCAAATAGAGTTGCGTTCTATGGGTTACAGTCAGGATATAGACGTAGAGAACGCGTCTTTCACGGATAAGAATCTCTTAAATGAGCTCATCATGTTAGACGTCATGTTAGAGCGCGCGAAAGGACTTTTGGCGGCCGAAGGAACTCCCGTTATGGAATACACTATCGGCTTAAGTCAGAAAGGCGACGAGATAAGACAACCTCAAGTCTCTAAATCATGGGAAGCGTATGAGAGAATATCTAAGAAGAGAGACGCTACTTATGACTTACTGATGATGACGAGAAAGAACAAGAGCGCGGAGAAGAAGAATGAAGAGGGGCGCGAAAATGTCGCCGACCTTATTCAACAAGCTCTTAATACGATAACAATAGAAGATAAAGAGGCGGGATAAAAAATGAATAGACTTATCGGAAACGGAGTTATAAATTCCGTTAAGGGATTTTTTAAACGAGAAGCCACTGCCGCCGGTGCAATCTGGGACTACGGTAAAGCCATCGAAACGAATCGATATATGGGCGGAAGTCAAGCTTTCAGAGACGCAGTAGGAGAAGTCGGCAGTGGGGGATTATCCAACTGGCAAACGATTAAATCCATGCATCTCAAAGATAATGGCAAGATAAACTGGAGACAAGTCGCGAAGACTGGCGCAATCGGATACGGGGTTCCGGCCACCGTCGGACGTATCGCGAGTGGCGGCGGTCTTTATCGCGATAGTGACGGAAAATTTGACATTATAGGAGTACCGATTGTCTGATGGGCGTTGCAAGAACAATTGGTAAGGCTCTTCTAGGAATTGGCGGTGACGCCGCAGAAGGGGTTGGCCGCGCAACAGCTGCTCTAGGAAAAGGAGCTTATCATGCTACCGCTGATGTCGCGGCTCCTGCTACGGGTTGGCTGCTCACGAAAGGAGCAAGGGGAGTCGTTAATTTAGGACGAGGTTATGCGTCCGGGGTTAACTCTACGAATATCCTCCGAAATCCGATAGGCGGCATCATCTCTCACGTTAATTCTTTATCTAATAAGATGCTTAAGTACAATAAAGAGGGCGCGATAACCTTGACGAATAAGGCGAAGGGATATATTCTTGGAGCGGGAGCTCTTGCCGGCGGAATCGACGCAGCGAGAGCTTATCAAGACACGAGAATAGGAACAGCCGACCCCAACATGTATCATGCCGCTCCTAAGATAGAGCCTAGACAATACAGCATAGATAACGCGGGCGCGGATGGCTCTCTCGTCTTCGCACTAAACGCCAATAGAAGGGGATAACGGGGGATGCTTACGAAAATGACGTCGGCTCTACGAGCCACGTTAAATAAAGGAAAGAACATTAGCGGACAAGCCGTTACTTCTGTCGCTTCTAACCCTATAGCGCAGAAAGCCGCCGAAGAAGGTTCAGCGCTCAAGAGAGTAGCTGGCAAGGCTATCGGAATAAATGGAATCTTCGGTGTCTTGCAGGGTGTAAACGAATATCAAAACGCGAGGGAAAACGGCGACGGATTTATTTCTTCCGTTGGCCAGGGCGCATTTGAGGGTGTACTCGGTATGTATCCCTGGCTCTGGGCCGGATACCATGGACTGAAAGATGGTCCTCGAGCTATCGTAGAAGGAGTTACGGCCGCCGACACTTGGCGTAGAAACCTTGCTCGTTCTAATTCTAACCAGGCCTTTGTAAACGCTCAATTCGAAGACACTCAGCAAGTACATACAATGAGACAAGCTGGCATGGCTATCGCCCAGCGTAGCCGATATAATACGCAAATAGCTATGATGGGCAACGAAGCTCAATACATGATGAAATGAGGTGATTACGAATGGCAATAGAAGACCCTAACGGAATAAATATTAATCACATCATGGAACAAGTTAACGCAGCAAAAGCTATGGAAACTTCTAGTGAAACCGGAGCTTTTTATGTTGGTGACACTCATGTTATGACGAGTAAGGGAAGAGCCGCCGCGAATAATCGCCAACGTCAATTTCAGCACTATGAGAACAAAACTCAGGCGCGCTCTAAGCTTGGACTATACGGTTCTCAAGCAGATAAATATAAAAATATTGAAATAAACGAAAATAATCCGAAAGTCAGAACCGAATATAGAGAACCTGGATTTAGTGTTCCAGAGTCTGCGAGCAACCTCAAACCAAATAAAAAAAATGCAGATTTAATGAAGAGCGCAGAAAACAGGTTGAGACCTGGAGGAGAAAAGCGTATCATCGAGGAAGCAAAAGCTGGCGGAGGTTTTAAAAAGTTTGGCTATAAAGCTCTTGGCATCGCGGCTCTTGGTGCTGTTGCGATGGGCACTATTAATGGAATCATGAATGCGGGTGGACGCAAAACGAACGCCCAACTCTATTCAGACCCTTACACGTAAAACAAAGAAAGGTGGAATCTTATGGAGAAATTAAAGATTTCGACAAGAGGAGCGTAGCGACGAATGAGTAAGAAAAAACTTTCTTCAGTCGAAAAAGCAAAACTCGCGAAGATTATGTCAGACCCAGTCTTGTGGGCGCGCGCCTTCTTAATTTCTAACGATGCGGCTACGAAAAAGAAGGGGCCTTGGAAAGCTCGAGACTATCAAGAAGAGATGTTAAGAGACGATTCTTTAAGAAAGGTTTATCGTTGTGGCCGACGATGTCTAATCGGTACAAGTGAAATATCTCTAGCTAACGGAGATACTGTTCCGGTAGAAAGTCTAGAAGATAAAGAATTTAAAATAATCGCGCTAGACCTAGAAAAAGATAAATTCGTAGAAGCGAATGCTCGATGCTGGTACAACGGAAAGAAGAAAGTCATTTCCGTAGGAACTAAGGGTGGTTCTCTTATCGTAACCGGGAATCATCCATTCCTCGTTAAGAAAGGAAAAGAAAAGGTTTGGCGCGAAGCTTCTAAACTCTGCATCGGAGATAAGGTAGCAGTCGCGAATAATCTCGTTTTCTTCGGAAAAGAAAAAATACCTGATGATGATATCGTCATGTTGGCTTGCTTCACAGCACCGTGGACTAAACACAATCCTACGATAGAAAAAATACTAGAGAAGACTCTTACAAAAGCGGACCTTATATATGAAGTAAGAGAAAATAGCTTACTAGCTACTGAAGAGCTAGGCTCTATTTATTATTCTCCTATCGTAAACTCTCTCACATCAGAATACGTAGCCTCACCTATGATTGAACGTTGGGAATACAGATGGACTAAAAGAGAGAAACACACTCACGTTGAAGATAATGAACGAGGTCCAGTACAATATTCGATAGATGACTACACGCCTCCAGCGATTCTACGGGCACCAAAAGAATCTATTGTTAAATATTTAAGACTTCTTCTCGGACTAAACGCGAGAGTTCATTCCTCTTCTATATCGTTCTCTCTTTCTCCGGATATAGATGATGGCGTCCGAAACCTACTTAAGAAGTTTAATATACAAGTATGGCACAGATATCTCTATGAGCCGAACTTCATAAGAGACCCGGACTCAATCGTTAACTTCTGCAGACTAATCGGACTAGAAGGTAGAGATGAAGAGTTGCGTCAACTTGAATTGCGTGCCCTCTCTAACCTAGTAAATAAACCTCTTCCTAAAGACTATCATTGGGAAGAAATAACTCTCTTATCAAGAGAAGGAACAGAGTTAACGTACGACATAGAAGTAGATGAACATCATAACTTCGTCGCTAATAACTTCATAACCCACAACACCGGTAAATCTGAAACCATGGTCGTAGAAGCTCTATATAACGCGTATACTCATAATGACTATCGCGTTCTCTTCATCGCTCCATACGAAAACCAGATTAACCTAGCCTTCATGAGAATGAGAGAATTCATTCATGACTCTCCTCTCCTAAAAATGGAAGTAACCCGAATGATTAACTCTCCATATATGATAACATTCGGAAATAAGAATTCAGCTATCATCGGATTCACGACCGGCGCTTCATCAAACACAGGCGCAGCGTCCGTCAGAGGTCAAAGGGGCGATTAAGGGTAGCATATGCTATCAGGTCTTCTCTTGAAGAAAAACAAGAGAAAAATAAAGATAATTGCGGGAACATCTTTAAGAGAAAATCCGCAGCCGTCGGCGCGACAGCGCACGAGGTTCAACGACTATTCCGTGGCTCCCGTTAAAGAGCAATAGAAGTAGGGCTTATTTTAAATAAGCGGGTGAGATTCCCTTAATTCGAAGTACTTTACACCGTACAGGTGAAGATATAGTCTAGTCTTATATGTGAATATAAGTATAGCGCTAATACTCTTCGACGAGTTGGATAAAAAACATATTGTTCAACTAAAATCCCGTTAAAAGGAAAAACTCCGTTAGGACAATTCCTTACCAAGTCTCATAAGAGATAGTGTCTAACGACTAGAGCTGAAATAAGCGCTCCACGAACGCGGGAAAACCTTCTATAGTCTTATCGTCAAGAAACATTCTATAGAACGGAAGAAATAGTCTATACTGGATTGGAAATGACCAATCGATAAGAGAGTTTATCTCGAATGAGGGAAACCTCCAGAGCTGAAGATAAAGAACTTCAGGATAAGAACAATTAGTATATGCCGGACGAAGACTACGCAACAGTTATGATGATTGCAGGCGAGCGTCCGGACATTAAAGTTATAGCCTCGTCTACTCCAACTGGTAAACGAGGAACATTTTGGTCGCTCTGCCAAAAAAATTCTCTGTACTCTCAGCACTATCACCCAAGTATGGATAACCCGAACTGGGATGAAAAGATGGAGCTCGAGTTCCGACAAACGCTTACAGAACAACAGTACATACACGAAGTTCTGGCAGATTTTGGAACCGAAGAAACCGGAGTTTTTGATAAAGATAAGTTAGACCTCGCAAGAAGGCGAGACCTTTATACTTATGAAGAGCTTCCTTCTTATATAGAGAATCAAGACCAAATAGAAAAACTGTTTTATGATGAAGATAATCCTGCTCCCCGCAACGTATTTCGCTGCTGCGGCGTCGACTTCGATGCCTACCAAGCTGGCTCTTCTATCCTCGTTTTAGACTTTGATACAGACCAACACGCATTCAAGGTTATTAAACGAATAGAAGTACCGCGCGGCGAATATACACTCGACAGGGCGGTAGAATGGATTATCCGAGTTAATCAAATATATAATCCTTCATGGATATTTTGTGACCGGGGATACGGTGACCAAAAACAAATCAAACTAATATAAGGAGCCTTGAGATGCGTAGACGTTATAAGATGACACGAGAAATGAAGAAGAATCTTCCTTATGATAAAGTCGTAGAGAAAACTCCATTTCACGATTTAGATACAGAAGCTAGTGTGTACTGGTTCGGATTTTATTGTTCGGCCGGCCGTTCTTCTTATGGTACTATAACGTTTAAGCATCGTTCTAAGCGTCATTTAGAAAAGTTAACGAAGTTTATTAAAGCGTCGGACCGAAGAATCATTCCGAAGATTAAACAGGAACCAGATAAGGAAAAAGACTCCTGTTATTTTGAATATTCTATTCAATCTCTTAAGTTGACTAATGACTTAAAGGGCACTCACGCCATTCCGCCAAGAAAGATTCCTCAAGAACTTATGTCTCACTTCATACGAGGATTCATTGACGGACATACGAACTTCTCTAAAGAAATTAACGAGAAGTACTACTATAAGAGATTTAAGAAACTTCTTAACTCTTCTACGGATATGGAGCTTATCGACGCAATATATAAAGATGCTCATATCTATTATAAACGAAAGAAATATTGGTTTGATTTAAAACGCCGCTTTGCAGCCGAAAGGCTCAAAAGACTTAAGCGAGCAAAATCGGCGAAGGCTGTAGAGGAACTTACGCCGCCAGATAATCTTTATCCGGACTATGTTCCTACGCTAACGCCGAGGGAAGTATCAGAAACGCTTGCCGCGATATGATGCCCCCGTAACGCGTAGAGATTGAAATAACATCTCCAAGAGTGTTCGCCGCCCTACCTTCGTTGTATATCGGAGCGGGCGAAAACGTACGCTAGACTGAGTCTGAAATGACAGACAAATGACGTTAGTTTCACTAACGAAAAGGGCGAAAGCCCCAGAGTCCAGGATAAAAAACCTGGAGATAATAACGAACGGACTATCAATTGGAACGTCTTCATATATACGGAGATGAACATCCGGAAACCGGACTTAAGAATAAAGTCGTCGGCTTCCAATTCTCTCAGAAGATTCCAATTATAGACCCAGTCACAAAAGAGTCTCACCCAGAACAGGTGAAACAGTTTATGGTTAATCAGCTTAAGCTAACGTTGGAAAGAGACAGGTTAATACTTTCTCCTTTTGACGATACGTTACACAAACAGCTAGTTGACTATAGCGTTGAAAGAATAACGCAGGCAGGACTTCCTGTCTACACTTCTAAGAACGAGCACTTCGTTGACGCGCTTGGTCTCGCGCATCTTGCGTTCGTTCTTAAGTTCCCGGATTTAACGGGAGCAATAAAAGAAGTACAGAATTCTTCTATTATATTAACCGCGAAAGACCTTCTTACGTCAAGAGACGCGAATGCGGCCCTACGGTCCATTTCTCTTCCTACTTCTAATCCTTGGAATAATACGAGGCAAGTCGGAAAAGAGCCTGGCGAACGTCCTGGAGATTACCAAAAATGGGTCAAGGTTCCAATGGGCGGCCGTCAAAACGTATCTGTTTCCACTTGGGGAAGTAGAGGTAGCTATGGAGGAGAGGGCAGGTCGATGTGGTGAGTGTGGAGTAGAAGGAAAAGTAGCTATAAAAGGTTGGGCGCGAAAGCGCCCCTTTTTCTTATCATGGTAAACGAAGTGCGTAATAAGACGTATATGAGAGGAGGTCATGCATGGACGAACAAAAAAATAATCTTTTATATGCCCCAGAATTAAAACCGGAACGAGATTATCTTTCTGACGCAGAGTTTACACATAAGGACCAACCTCTCGCGCCGCTTCCTCCAGATGTAGATGACACTCCAGCTCAAATAGTAGAACAATTTGAAGAGCTAGAAGGTATTATGAATGACCTTCCGGAAGATTTACAGTTCTTAAAAAAGACGGTAGAAAAACTTAAGAAGCGAGTCAACGTAGTCTGGCCGCGCGGCTATCAGACTAAAGAACCCCCTATAGAGTACAAACCAGTTACTCCTAAAAAGCTTCCTGATGGAGTCAATCATATAGGTCATATAGATAAAAACAATAACCCTAAATTAGCAGACCTTCCAGAACTCTTTCCAAAGAAGACAATGGTTAATCTCCAAATAGGAATACCCAAGACTCTTGTACAACTGATACAAGATAAGTATAGAAGAGATACGCTGCGCCTAGATAAATATTATCTACAGCAGTTTCAACTTGTCTTACAGAGATATTTCCAACAGATGTTAATGGCTATGGCTGAAACAGGAATGGAAGATATCACGGACTTGACGAAAAAGTTCGAAGGAACACAAGTTAAGGTTCCTTCGGGTCAAGGTCTTGAACATCTTAAGGACCACATCGTTCGGTCTCAAATGATTCGCGACCATAAAACACGTCTCTTCAGAAAGACACATAGTGTAGACAATACACTTAAACATATGCGCTCCTGGCACGTTGCAGAGAAACAGAGAGAACGATATTATAAAGAAAAGTATAAAGACTCTTCTACTTATACACAGTCACATTCGAACGCCCTCCTGAGAGAAGCTCGGTCGTCTTATGATAAAGCTTACTCGGCCTCTCTCTATTCTATGTATAAATATCTTAACTCGTCTATTCTTCTTGTCAACGACATTTTGGACATGACGATTAAAGAAGGACAGGCTAAAGCTATGCTCCTTCAAAATGGAGTAGACATCTACGCGTTTGACCAGGGAGAGGTAGATGCGGCGCAGGGAGGAAAAGCGACTCCATCACCCTCTTCCTCATCTGGTTCTAACAATAGCGCTAATAACTCCAATACAACAAATACAACACCTGGTAATAATGCGACAGGAGCCTCTTCTGGAGAGGCACTTCCGAAGGATGGAGTCAACACTCCTAACGCGGAAGATTACTCTACTACGCCTATGATTGGCGGAGGATTCGGCGGCATCGCGAAGGGAATCTTCGGTTCTGTCGTAGACAACGTTAAACAAGAAGCGAAACGAGCTAAAGAAGATGCTCTTAACCAAGCCAAGGATATTCTCAAAAAGAAGACAGAGAAAATCCCTGGCATAATATGGAATTAAGAAAGGGGAAAGAGAAATATCGGTATTTTTAATCGCCTAAGAAACCTCTTCTCCCTGAGAGAGATAGAAACTCGCGAAGCAAGCGGGTCCACGTCAGGCGCCATTACGAACGCAAATATAAAAAACTTCGTCGTAAAAGCGGTAGGAAATATTAATGATACGGCTAATGGAGACTTCGCCTCTCCTGAATCTAACCTTGATGAAATTAAAGCGGCCGTCTCAACAGATTCCTACATTAAATTATCTACAACGAAATATTCTCAGCTTATCTTCAAGGCGGATTATAATATAGTCTCCGAGAATGATGACGCGGCTGATTATATTAAGAAGCGTCTAAATATGATGTCATTTATGACAGGTACGCCGATTGACCTCGTCTTCCAGCAAATCGCGGAAGACTTGGTTCTCTATTCCAACGCATTTCTCATAAAGTCTCGCGTTGATATGACGAACATCGGAGGCCTTCAAGCTAAAGGTGTCTACGACACTAAGCCTGTAGGCGGATACTTTAGGGTAGACCCTACAACCGTTCAGATTAAACGGGATAAGACGGGCGTCATTAAAAATTATCAACAACAAGTTGGTAACGACAAGAAAGCGTACAAACCAACAGATGTCATCCATTTTTATATAGATAAGAAAGGTGGCGCCGCATTCGGAACCCCTCGTCTTGAAGCTGCTCTCGAAGACGTTAAGATGCTTAGAAAGATTGAAGGCAATGTCCTTCGTCTTATTTATAGATACGCTGCTCCTCTCTACCAGATGAAAATCGGTATTCCGGAGCAAGGGTTCATGGCGACCGACCAAGAGATTAAGGATGCGAGAAAAGAAATTGAGAAACTCGCGGATGACGGTATCATCATCACGAATGAGCGTACTGAGTTTAACGCGATAGGTTCTCAAGGTCAAGTTCTCGACGCTTCTAAGTATCTTCAGTATTTTGAGGCGCGCGTCTTCACGGCTCTAAGCCTTTCTTACGCTCAAGCAGGACGAGGAGGAGCAAAACAAGATGCGGACAGCATGGAAGAGCAGGTTCACGATTCTATTAAGTTCTTCCAGAGAACGATAGCCATCTTTATTGAACAACTAATGTTCAATGAACTTCTTCTCGAAGGTGGATATAATCCGATAACGGAGCCTACAGATATCGTTCGGTTCCAGTTTAACGAGATTAATCTTGAGACGAGAGTTAAGATGGAAACTCACGCAATGAACATGTTCCAGGGTAACGCTATCCCGTATGAAGAGATGCGCGGTCGCCTTGGTCTTGATACCGATGATGTTGATGAATCTAGACTCTATCAGAATATGATTAAGATGCCAGCTGAAATCGCGTTGATACAAGCTAAGCTTGGACAAGCTTCGCAAGGTTCAGCCCAACCTGGTCCAGAGAAGTCTCAGAGCGTCTCTAAGGTCGCGACCAATACGATTCAACCTAAGAACCAACATGGAACCTCTTCTGTTAAGATTAAGGAGTCAGAACAACCTCTTAAGACTAAAGAAGATAGAATAGAGGATTATCAAAAAGTTTTCAAAGATATCTATAAGAAGTTCCAAGAAGTGCGTAATGATGTACTCGAAGATGGGTCGCGCGCCTATGCCTCGCTACCTCTCGCAAGAGATTGGATTTCTTCTAACTTGAAGAACCATACATCTCTAAAAGCACAAGAGGGGTACAATCAAGCAATCAAAGACACAAAGAAGAAACCTGACAAGTTTAAAGTTTCTTCTAAACAACTGTCAGATATGATTGATGATTGTCTTGATAAGATGTTTAAGGACATCAAAGATAGATATAAGGAAGCTAAGACTCCCGCTCAAAAAGAAGCGGCTTTTGACAAAACAGAATATCGTTTAAGATTCCTCGCAGAACATATCGCCGCTAAAGCTTATTGGTATGGCTACATCAAAACCTGTGAGGCTCTAGATATAGATAAGGTGTACGTACAATTCGGAAAAGGTTCTAAAGATAAAGAAGACCACGAGTCAGTTCTTAATCCGAGAGCGTTCTCTCTAGAAGACATTCCGGCCTTTCATCCTTATTGTAAATGTTCCTTGTCGTCATCAAAGAAGAAAGGAGGATAAAGCTTATCGCAATCGCAATAAAAGAATATGTAGATGCTAAGTTTACGACTCCGGTCTCCTCTGGTGAGATTCAACTTACTGAGGGAGCACTCGCTCTCCAGAAAGATAATTATATCGACCCAGATTCTTTGATGGTTGAGATTGAGGGTATTCACGCTTCGCCGGCGGCTACTCGTAATTTCACTCGCTATATGCCGAAAGCTCTTAAGGCATCTGTCCCTACTTGGACAGCACCTTATAGAAAGCCTCTTATTGAGCATCATAACGAAGAGAACGGCCAGATTATTGGCCGCATCATCGATGCTGAATACGTAACGAAAAATACTCTTTCTGGAACGCCTGCCCTGAAGTTTACGGTTAACGTACCGGATGAGCGTGCGAAAAAAGATATTAAGTCGGGCCTTCTCGCAACTACTTCCATTGGAGCAACAGCACATGATGTTCGTTGTTCTATCTGCGGTTCTCATATTGAATCCGCAGAAGAAGGATGTCCGAATGGACACGAACGCGGAGGAAGATACAACGGCGAAACTTGCTACTGGGACATCTATTCTATTGAAGGAAAAGAGTTGTCCTTCGTCGTAGTTCCAGCCGACCCGTACTCTCAAAAGACTGCCGTATATCCTGCTACGGAAAGCACTTCTAAAAAGCCTACCGTAATAAAGGAATCATATACAGAAGACAATCAAGAAGACGGTTTATCTATTCCGTCGGAGAAAGGAGCCAATATGGCGAAAAAGGAAGTCACGGCGGAAGATTTAGCCGCCGAAGTTGCTTCTCTCAAAGAGTCGCTTGATGCTCAGACGAAGAAAGCCGTCGAGCTTGAAGAGAGTCTTAAGGAAGCAACAGAGAAAATCGAAGCTCTTGAAAAAGAAAAAGTCGAACTTTCTGAGTCGAAAGAAATTCTTGAAGCTTCGAACAAAGATTTTGAGGAAGCCCTTAAAGGTGAGACCGCGCTGCGTGAGAGCCTTGAGCAGGAGATTTCTGATACGAAAGTTCAGCTCAAAGAATCGGTTCTCGACATGTACGTCTCTCTTCGTGAGAGCCTTGGTTACGAGACGGATACCGAGAAGGTTTCGTCCCGTTCCGTCGAGTCCCTTAAGGATTCTATCGTAGACCTCAAAGAGAGTCTTTCTCTGAAGTCGGCGGCACCTGTCGTTGAAGTTAAAGAAAAAGTCGAAGTTAAGCCGAATAGCGTTGAGGACCCCACACTGAAGGAGTCCGAAGACGAAGATAATAAGAAGATTAGTGTGCGTGAAAAGATTGACCTCAAATCTGGTCTCGCGAACCTCTTCGGTTGAAAAAGTAAAGGAGATATGATTAATGGCAATTCATCCTGGCGATATGTCCATTAATGACCGCCTTCAGCCTGGTGCTCGCGGTCAGATTTTCCAGGCAAATCAGCCTGGCTATCGTGATGGCGCAGACCGTGTAAATCGTACTCAGGCTCATCTTAATGTTTCGCAGCATGATACTCCGAACATTAAGTATGCTTGGGACTTTCGTCTGCCCGTCCTGTTCAAGTACGGCTTTGCGTACGGATTTAACCAGGTAGTTGTTCCGAAGGGACGTATCATGGCGGTCGACCGTGACCTCCAGATTCGTGACTTCGAGATGCAGAAGCGTAACAACGTTCTGACGCTCGCTAACGGCGGCGCTCCTGTTCGTGTTCGTACTGCCGCTGATAAGTATCAGACATTTACGTCCGCAACGACGGACATTGTTTCCGCTGCTGCTCAGGGGCAACCGATGAACCACCCTGGCAAGGAGTTCACGACCTGTGCAGATAAGACCTATACGGCTGATTGCTATCGTGCATTCGCTCCGGCTGGCACCTACGCTCATCCGGATACTCAGCTTGATACGGCAGGCTTTGAGGTTGACGCAAAGACTGGCCGTGTAGTTGATAAGGTTACAAAGGCTAATAAAGATAATGTCCGTGTTGGCAACGTTCCGGTCGGTATGCTCGAACGCAATGAGTATACTCGTGATGAGGATGCTTACAATGGCATCGCTCCTGGCCCTGTTCTGACGGACGCGCTCGTAGAACTCCCCCACTTTGCCTATAAGGATAAAGCAGAGAGTAACTTCTGGGGTTCCGCTTATGGCGCCCTCCGTCCTGGCGACCTTGTTAAGTCGGATGAGAATGGCCGCGTAGTTCGTTCGCCGCTTTCCTCGAAGACAGCTATGGATGATATGAAGCTGCCTGAGTATGAGCTTGAGCGTCAGCAGGTTATCGGTCAGGTTTACGCTGTTAACCATGAGCTCGTTCCCGAGGGTGCTGCTAAGTGGGCAACCTGGGCACTTGAGGACCGTCTCAAGAGTGAAGAGTTCAATCCGGCCGTCTACGCCAAGACGAACCGTCGCGGCGAAGATACGACGTCGACCAGCCCGTATCATACGGATGGCACGTATCCTGGATATCCGTACGACAAGAACTATCTCAACCATGACCTCCACATGCTCGCTTCAACGGCTCGTCTCGACAGCTTCGACCCGCGCATGAACGCTGAGTTCCAGTATAATGACTTGGGTATCCCGGGCCTGACGGATGGTTACAACGCTGTCGTTGAGCAGAAGCCTGACTTCAAGGCTGGTGTTATCCACTATGCTGACGGCAAGGATTACGTTGAGATGTTCTTCCGCAACCTCGACATTAATGTTGAGGACCTCCAGATTTCGATTGATGGCGTCGCGTTTGCACCGTGCGTTGCTGGCGCTAAACTTAATACGGATACGTTTCAGGTTAAGTACGCTAACCCGCAGCAGGGTATCGTAGTTATTGACGTTATTGATAAGACGAAGGCAGACACGCTTCTCTCCGGCAAGGCAGACAAGCAGGTTAACGTCGTCTTCCGTTATAAGAAACGCGGCCGCGCAGGCGTTCCGACCTTCATGGATTGGGATGGCGTCGTCGGTAGCGTACGAATTCTTCTCACGAAGTAATTCAGTCCAAGTGATATTATAGAAGAGCGAGTCCCGGCATTAGATATGTCGGGCGCCCTTCTTCCCTAAATAAGATATAAAGGAGATATGAAATAGTGGCATTTAATCTGCAGGAATCTCTGCACAATGTTACCAAGCTTCGCGAGAGCGCGGAGCAGGCTTGGGCTGACTATAAAGACGGTAAGTCCAAGGATAAGCCTGAGGTTGACCTCAAGAGCTTTGATGTTATGGAGAAGACGCTTCGCAATTCGGTTGGTGACTTCTCGAAGGGCCGTGTAACTGTTCGCGAGTCTATTATGACGACCGACGTTATTCAGCTTATCCCGAAGGTTATTGAGGGTCAGCTTCGCGAAGCAGCAGAGCCTGAGTACCTCGCAACGCGTTTTATGAACGTTGTTCAGGTTGATGGCGGCAGCTCTGTTACCTACGTTATCCCGGTTGTCGGTGAGATTCACGCTTCCGAGGTTAACGAGGGTGGACGCTATCCGGAAGACAGCGTTGAGTTCAACACGATTGAGAACGGTCAGCTCGAAATTCGAGTTAAGAAAATCGGTCTCAAGATTCAGATTACGGAAGAGGCTATCAACGATAGCTCGTGGGACATCTACGGTATTAATGTTCGTAAGATGGGCCGCGCCATGGCTCGTTATAAAGAAGAGTGGTGCTTCAATAGCTTCTCCGGTCATGGTCAGGTTGTGTTCGACAACTCAGTTCGTGCACAGCTTCCGGCTGCAGGTACGACGGGTCGTGCTGTCGACGGCAGCTTCAATGATACCCTTTCGGTTGAGGATTTCCTTGACCTCGTTCTCGGCCTGATGGCTAATGACCAGACGCCGACGGACATCATTATGCATCCGCTGACCTGGGTTATCTTCGCGAGAAACTCCATGGTCGGCAATGGTCTTACGTATGGTGCATTTGGCGGCAGCCAGGTTCATCCGTGGGGCGCAACACAGGGTACGCCTGGCTTTGCCGGTCTCGCAGCTGAGCAGGGTCCCCAGAAGCTTATTATGAGCCCGGGTGAAGTTCAGGGCCGTCTGCCGGTTCCTCTTACGATTAACTTCAGCCCGTTCGTCAAGTTCGACAAGACGAAGAAGCTGTTCGATATGTACTGCATCGACCGTTCGAACGTCGGTGTCATTGCTCAGCGTGAAGCTCTCACGACTGATAACTGGAATGACCCCGAGCGCGACATTCGCCTTCTCAAAGTTAAGGAGCGTTATGGTGTCGGTATTCTCGACAATGGTCGCGGCATCACTGTTGCTCGTAACATCGCGGTTG